GCTCTTCATCGATACCGAGGGCGGCACCGCGCACATGGACGTGCGCCGTATCGACAGGCCGCAGTCCTGGGAGGAATTGCTCTCCATCATCAGCGAGGTCGCGGCTGATCCGAATGTCTGCAAGACACTCGTGCTGGACACGGCGGATTGGGCGGAGGCGCTCTGCGTCGCCTATGTCTGCCAGAAATACAAGCAGAACTCCATCGAGAGTTTCGGCTACGGCAAGGGCTACACGATTCTCGGCGAGGAGTTCGGCAGGCTGTTTGCCGCTCTCGATGCCGTCATCGCGTCCGGCAAGAACGTGGTCATCACGGCGCACGCCAAGATGCGCAAGTTCGAGCAGCCCGACGAACAGGGAGCCTACGACAGGTGGGAAATGAAGCTGTCCAAGCAGGTCGCGCCGCTTTTGAAGGAATGGTGCGATATGCTCCTGTTCCTTAATTACAAGACCTATGTGGTCACGACTGAGACGAACGCCAAGAAAGCCCAGGGCGGCAAGCGCGTCATCTATACCTCGCACCATCCGTGCTGGGACGCCAAGAACCGCCACAACCTGCCGGAAGAGATGGACTTGGACTTCAAAAACATCGCACACCTCTTCAAGACGGGTGCCGGGCCTGCCGCCGATGCGGTCAAGCCCATCGACCGCCTTCGCTCCCTCATGGCGGAGTCGAATGTGACGGATGCGGAGCTTCAGAAGGTCGTGGCGGACAAGGGACACTATGCCGCCGACGCTCCCATCGACAGCTATTCCGAGAAATTCATCTCCGGCTGGCTCATCAAATACTGGTCGCAGATTCTGAACCTTATCAACGCGGACCGCACGGTCCTGGACTAACAAAGGAGGATTTTTATCATGGCTGATTACATCAACAACAACGCCGGCATGGATTGGGATGACGCCATCGAGAACGATGGTCAGGAGTTCATCATCCTGCCGGAAGGTGACTACAACTTCACCGTTACCGACTTCGAGCGCGGGCGCTTTCCCGGCTCCGCCAAGATGTCGGCTTGCAACAAGGCGACTCTTACCCTGCAGGTCAAAACCGATGACGGCATCGCAAGCGTCCGTACCGACCTCATTCTGAACCGTGTCGTGGAGTTCCGCATTTCCGCTTTCTTCCGCTGCATCGGTCAGAAGAAGCATGGCGAGAGGCTCGTCATGGACTGGAACAAGGTCGTGGGCAGCCGCGGACGCGCACACTTCAAACCTCGCACCTATACCGACCGTGACGGCAACGAGCGTCAGGCGAACGATGTCGACCGCTTCTATGACTATGACGAGAAATTCTTCCCCGCAGAGGACGACTGGATGGAGATCACCGGGGATGAAGACCTGCCGTTCAATTAAGGAGGTGCCGTATGTTTGAACTTCGACCTTATCAGGCCGAGGCGAAACAGGCGATCCTTTCCGCGTGGGACGAGGGGTACCGCAAGACACTCCTCGTCCTCCCGACGGGATGCGGAAAGACCGTCGTGTTCTCTTCGGTCACAGAAAACCAGGTAAACAAGGGACACCGTGTGCTTATCATGGCGCATCGCGGGGAGCTGCTCGACCAGGCGGCGGACAAGCTGAAGGAAGCGTCCGGGCTTGACTCTGTCCTCGAAAAAGCGGAGTCCTCCTGCCTTGACAGCTTTCTCCCGGTGACGGTCGGCTCTGTGCAGTCGCTTGCGCAGGAAAAGAGACTCGCCCGGTTCCCGAACGATTACTTCCAGGACATCATCGTGGACGAGGCGCATCACTGCCTTTCCGACAGCTACAGGCGCATCCTCGATCATTTCCCGACCGCCAATATCCTCGGCGTGACAGCGACGCCCGACAGAGGTGACATGAAAAACCTCGGAGAGTTCTTCGATTCCAAGGCTTACGAGTACAGCATGACCGAGGCTATCCGCGAGGGATACCTTTGCCCGATCAAGGCGCAGATGATTCCGCTCGAACTGGATATCGCGGATGTCGGCATCTCAAGCGGCGACTTCTCCGCAGGCGAGATCGGACACGCATTGGAACCGTACCTTCAGCAGATCGCGGTCGAGATGGCGAACTACTGCCAGGGCAGAAAGACCGTTGTATTCCTGCCGCTCATCGCTACCTCACAGAAGTTCTGCGCCATGCTGAACAATGTGGGACTCCGCGCCGCAGAGGTAAACGGCAATAGCGATGACCGCTCGGAGGTGCTTGCCGATTTCGAGGCGGGCAGATATGACGTGCTTTGCAATTCCATGCTGCTCACCGAAGGCTGGGACTGCCCGTCCGTGGACTGCATCGTGATCCTGCGTCCTACCAAAATCCGCTCCCTTTATCAGCAGATGGTCGGACGCGGCATGAGGCTTGCTCCTGGGAAAGACCATCTGCTGCTCCTTGACTTCCTTTGGATGACGGCAAGGCACGACCTTTGCAGACCGTCCGCTCTCATCAGCAAGGACGAGAAGATTGCAAAGATGATTGATGAGCAGATGAAGTCGGACGATGAGGGCATCGACCTTATCGAAGCCGAAGAACAGGCGGAGCGTGATGTCCTTGCCGAGCGCGAGGCGGCTCTTGCAAAGCAGCTCGAAGAAATGCGCGGGAAAAAGCGCAAGCTGGTCGATCCGCTTCAGTATGCGCTTTCGATTGCGGCGGAGGATTTGACGAATTATGTGCCGACCTTCGCATGGGAAATGGCTCCGCCGTCCGAAAAGCAGGTCGCTTTCCTGGAACGCAGGGGCATCTTCGCCGACAGCGTCAGGAACGCCGGGCTTGCGTCCCTTCTCATCGACCGCCTGCAGCGCCGTCAGCAGATGGGGCTTGCAACGCCGAAACAGATACGCTGTCTGGAACGCTACGGTTTCAGGCAGGTCGGCACCTGGGCGTTCGAGGACGCCAGTTCCCTCATCTCGATGCTTGCTGACAATAGCTGGCGTGTCCCTTACGGGATCACTCCCGCGCTCTACAGACCTTAGGAGGTAACTGTTTTATGGATAACAATATACTTTCGGCTTTGAAAGCCATTGATGTGGCGACCTTGAGCCGTGCCGACTGGATTGCGGTCGGCATGGCGTTAAAGGAGGAGGGCTACCCCTGCTCCATATGGGACGACTGGTCCCGGAACGACAAACGCTATCATCCCGGCGAGTGCGAACGCAAGTGGAACAGCTTTCACGGCTCCGGCACTCCCGTCAAGGGCGGCACTATCGTCCAGATGGCGAAGGAACGCGGCTGGACTCCCTTCAGCGGCGAAGACGGATGCCTCAATTGGGATGACGCCATCGAGTATGACGGCGAGGACGGTTTCAACGGATTCACGGCTCCCGACTCGTGGAGCCCTTCCGCAGACCTCATCACCTACCTCGAACTGCTCTTTGACGCAGACGACCGCGTGGGCTATGTCACGAATGATGTGTGGCAGGACGCCGAAGGCAAGTGGCTGCCGAGCAAGGGCGTGTACGATCGCACCGCCGGGGAACTCATCGCATCGCTCAAAAAGCATCCCGACGACCTCGGCGCGACCATCGGCGACTGGAAACCGCAGGTCGGCGCATGGATTCGCTTCAATCCCCTCGATGGGGACGGCGTAAAGAACGAGAACATCACGAAGTTCCGCTTTGCCCTGGTGGAGTCGGACACGCTACCCGTTGCGGAACAGGATATCGTCTTCCGCAAGCTGGAACTGCCTATCGCGGCGCTCGTTCACAGCGGAGGCAAAAGCCTCCATGCCATCGTCCGCGTGGATGCGGAGAATTACGACGAGTACAGAAAGCGCGTGGAGTTCCTCTACGACTTCCTGGAGAAAAACGGAGTGTCCATCGACAAACAGAACCGCAATCCGTCCCGCCTCTCCCGTATGCCGGGAGTCACCAGGAACGGCAACCGCCAGTACCTTGTTGCGACCAATATCGGCAGGAAGTCATGGGTGGACTGGATGGATTTCGTGGAGGGCATCTCGGACGAACTGCCCGACATGGTATCCCTCGACACTTTCAAGGACAATCCGCCGGAACTGCCGGAGGAACTTATCACAGGGATTCTCCGCAGAGGACACAAGATGCTGATATCCGGCTCGTCCAAAGCCGGGAAGTCTTTTCTTCTCATGGAACTGTGCATCGCTATCGCGGAAGGCAAGCCCTGGCTCGGCTTTCCCTGCAAGAAAGGCAGAGTCCTCTATGTGAACCTTGAGATTGATCCGGCAAGCGCGATCAACCGATTTCTCAAAATCTACGAGGCACTCGGTCTGCCCATCAAAAATGCGGACAGCATCGTGGTGTGGAACCTCAGAGGTCACGCCGTACCGCTCGACCAGCTTGTTCCGAAACTCATCCGCCGTGTACGGGATCAGCACTTTGACGCTATCGTCATCGATCCCATTTACAAAGTTATCACGGGCGATGAGAACAACGCCTCCGAAATGGGCGCGTTCTGTAACCAGTTCGACAAGATTTGCACGGAGACCGGGTGCAGCACCATCTACTGCCATCATCACAGCAAGGGTGCGCAGGGCATGAAAAAAGCGATGGACAGAGCGTCGGGCTCCGGCGTGTTCGCCCGTGATCCTGATGCCCAGCTTGACATGATTCAGCTTGAGCTTTCCGAGGATATCGCAAACAACGTCCGTGACGGCAATGAAACCGCATGGCGGCTCGAATCCTCGCTGCGTGAGTTCCCGAACATCACGCCCGTCAACTTCTGGTTCGAGTACCCGATCCATAAGGTCGATGACAAAGGGACGCTCGGCGCGATGCCTGCACAGGGCACTCCGCAGGCAGGACGGCTCAACAATCCGAAGAGCAAGACGCCGGATGACGCCGCCGAGGAGTTCCGCACCGCTTTCTCCGCTCTCGACATGGACGGCAAGGTCACCGTGAAGGACATGGCGGAGTACATGGGCGTCATTGATAAGACCGTGTACGCAAGGCTCAAGAAAATGGGCGACGAGTTCACTCTCGACAAAGGCGTCATCACGAAAACGAACCCTGAAAACGGCTGATCGGATTTTCTTCTTCTACGCTGTCTATAAAAAGATATAGACGGAAGAACGGTCGTTACACTCCCAAAGTGTGAAGGGCTGCATAGCCTGCCCTTCCACTTCTGCGGAGCGCAACGTAACAGCACGGAAAAGAAGAACCCAGGATACACGGAGGTGTAGAAAATGGACTTTTTTATAGCAATGAAGCCGCCGACCGCAACCGCGCAGGAAAAACAGGTGCGCATCGTGAACGGCAAACCGATATTTTACGATCCCGCTCCCGTGAAGGACGCGAAGAAACTGCTCATCGGTCATCTCATCCTTCATAAGCCGGACAAACCGATAGAAGGAGCCGTCTCGCTCACGACGCTGTGGCTCTTTCCGAAGGGCAAGTCCCATAAGAACGGCGACTGGCGGGTGACCAAGCCCGATACCGACAATTTGCAGAAGCTCCTCAAGGACTGCATGACAAAATGCGGATTCTGGAAGGACGATGCCCAGGTAGTCAGGGAGACCGTTGAGAAACGCTGGTCGGATGAGCCGACCGGCATATACATCGAAATTACCGAACTGGAGGTGAAGCAGGATGCCAAATAACATATACCGCAATTCCGAGGGCTATTACGATCCGACCGCAGGAGCCGCCCTCGCAAAATGCGACAGGAAGGAAAAAAGCGACCGCAGGAAGGCGATTCGTAAGTCAAATGCAAAAGCCCGGAAACAGGCCGCCTCCGAATATCGGTCTATTGTCTATATCTGCAGCAGATATGCCGGGGATATCGCAAACAATGTGATAGCGGCACAGAGATATTGCCGATTCGCCGTTGATAGCGGATACATCCCCTTTGCGGCGCACCTTTTATTTCCTTTATTCCTTAATGACGCGATTCCCGCCGAGCGGATGCTGGGGCTGTCCTTCGGAAACATCTTCATGGACAAATGCGACGAGGTATGGATTTTCGGCTCGGAATATTCGGCTGGTATGCAGGCGGAATACGACCGCGCCGTAAAGAAGGGCTACCGAATCCGCTATTTCACAACCGACTGCCGTGAGGTCACAGGTCACGGGAACGGAGGTGGCGATGGACCCATATGAAAAACTGGCGAACGCCATCATCATCCAGGCGGCAAAGGACTACCGCACCGCCTTAAGGAAACTGCGGAGAAATCCGCGAAACCATCTCGCTCAAGCGGAGGCTGAATCCATAGAACGGTTCTTCCGCTCCGGCTGGTACAAGTGCCTCACCGATGTGGACGGCGAAATGGTGATACGAAAACTCAGAGAGGAGGATTAACGGCTATGACTGCAAAAGAATATCTGCGTCAGGCGTACCGGCTTGACCACAGGATAAATTCCGACCTTGCGGAACTCGAACGGCTCCGCGACATGGAAGGCAGCATCAGTTCTCCCAGCTTCGAGGAACACTATAACCCGAACCGCAACACGGAGGCTCCCTTCATCCGCTGCCTTGAGAAGGTGTGGGATTTGGAGATGAAGATAAAGACCGAGATCGACAAACTCATATCCTTAAAAGACCAGATGCGCGAGGTGATTGACGCCGTCCAGAACACGGACGAGCAGATGGTTCTCCGCTACCGCTATATCCATAACATGACATGGGAGCAGATCGGTGACGAACTCAAAGCTGACGAAAGCACGGTCAGACGGTGGCACCGCAGGGCGCTTGCAAGCGTTATCGTCCCGGCTGATCCCATCGTGATATAAATGTGCCGAAAATACCCGGTTTTGCCCAGCAATGCCCACCTTGCATTTATGGTACATTATAATCAGCGGAGCAGAATCAAGAAGCCTCAAGGGTGCAGACCTTTGGGGCTTTCTTCATGCCCAGGAAAGCGAGGTGAAAGGATGCCAAGGAAACCGAAACGACCATGCCGCTATCCCGGATGCGGTCGGCTCTCTGACGGTCCCTACTGTGAGGAACACAGGAAAGCCGTGCGGGACGATTACAACCGTTACGAACGCGCTCCCGACAGCAACAAGAAATACGGCAGGTGTTGGAAACGAATCCGAGACCGCTACGCTGCGGCACACCCGCTGTGCGAACGCTGCCTCAAGGAAGGTCGGTACACTCCCGTCGAGGAAGTGCATCACATCGTTCCCATCTCGAAAGGCGGCGACCACAGGGAAAGCAATCTGATGAGTCTTTGTCAGTCGTGCCACACCAAAATCCATGTGGAGATGGGCGACCGGTAGGGCGGTCAAAATCTCTGCGGGACCTATAGCGGACAGCGGCCTGGGGCTTCGTGTGCAAAAATTCCTATTCAAACGGGGTATTAACCCCTGCCCGCCAAAGCGAGGTGATTTTAGTGGCAAAAGACGGAACGATGAGAGGTGGTCCCCGTCCCGGTACGGGACCGAAACGCAAGGCTCTCGTGGACAAAATCAATAACGGAAAGGCGGACGCGGCGATGGTACTCCCTGCGCCTACGGAGATCGATGGCGTGGACGTGCCGCCTGTAAAGGAGTACCTGAAAGCAGCGCAGAAAAACGGCAAAGACCTGTGCGCCGAGGAAGTCTACCGTGATACCTGGAACTGGCTCAAGGCAAGAGGCTGTGAAATGTTAGTAAACAACCAGCTTATCGAGCAGTACGCCATGTCGGTTTCCAGATGGATACAGTGCGAGGAGGCAATCTCCGAGTTCGGATTCCTCGCCAAGCATCCCACCACGGGGAACGCCATCGCTTCTCCCTATGTGGCGATGAGCCAGACCTACATGAAACAGGTCAACCAGGTCTGGTATCAGATTTACCAGATCGTGAAAGAAAACTGCTCCGTGGAATACGGCGGCAGAAGCCCACAGGACGATTTGATGGAGCGGCTCTTGTCCGCTCGGAAAGGAAACTGACATGAAAACTTACAAAACCGCTGAAAGCGTATGCGCAGGGCATCCCGACAAGCTCTGCGACTATATCTCCGACAGCATCCTCGATGCGTGTCTGTATAAGGACAA